GAGGTTAATACCTCCGAGTGTGTTAGACATAGTAAGTCAGGTTACGGGATTTGATACCTGTCAACCACAGGCAAAAAAAAGAGGCTCCTTTCGGAGCCTCGTTTCTTATACGCAAGCGTGACTTACTTCTTCCACTTCGTGCCCTTGAGTTCCTTCTCGAAGTCGCTCTTTGTGCGGGTGAGGAACGAGAATGTGGAACGCTCGCCAGCCGAGAGGCTGGCAATGCCGTCCTTCTTCACCTTGTCCGCCAGAATCTGCTGGTTCTTGAGGTTGGCCTCAACGACCTTCTTTCTGTCTTGGCTTGTGTTGCCACGGGGAGGAGGGTTCTTGACACCAGAGTCAACCAACTTGACGCCCTTGCTGACGACATTAGGCTCAAGCGTCCTGTCAGCCGTTGTCCTCTTGGCGGGGGCCTCCTTCTTGGCGGGAGCCGCAGGCTTGGCGGCAGGAGCGGGCTTAGACGCTGGCTTGGCCTTGGAGGCAGCCTCCTTACGGGCCTTTGAGGCGGCGAGAAGCCTGTCGGCCTCGGCTGTGCGCCTGACCTTGGGAGTCTCGTCCTTCTTTGCGGGAGCGGTCTTGGCGGCTTCCTTCTTGGGCTTGGCAGTCTCGCCCTTCTTGGGCTTGGCCGTGCCAGCGGCTGGCTTGGTGGCGGGCTTGGCTTCAGCCTTCTTGGCCTTGGGCTTGGCTTCAGCCTTCTTCTGGAAGGTTCTGTTAGCAGTGCTCTTTGTCTTTCCGCCCTTACCCTTGCCAGCGGTGGGCTTACCCTTGAATCCAATGTATCCGTCTTCGCCGAGGGCGGGAGCCGAGGCACCCTTCCAAGAACCCTTCTTCTGCGCCACATACTGTCTGACGGCGCCCCTGAGTTCGGGAGGAATCGGCTTGGTCACATCCCACATCTTTACGGCGCGTGCGCCGTCCTTGATTGTGCGAATTGTCTGCTTGCCAGTCTTGGCATCAACGATGATGTTTCTCTGCTTCTGCGTGGTCTGGAACGCACGCACATTTGTCTTGCGAAGTTTGCCTCCGCCTTTGTCCGTTCTTGTGGCGACCCTGATGACCTTGCCATATCCCTTCTTGCCCTTGCCGAACATGCCTCCGCCGAGGTCGTTGCCATACTTGTTGCCACCCTGAGCAAGGTCCTTGAACAGCGAGCGACCATCTCTTCCCATTGCGCCTCTGCCTCTGGCATTGAGGGCCGCAATGGCCTTCTTGCGATTTTCAGCCTGCTCCTTGGGAGAATACTTCGCCTTGGGCTTGATACCAATTGAGGCCATTGCCGCGTTGTAGTTAGCGCGAAGTTCAGCCTTCGCAGCCTTCTCGGCCTTCTTATAAGCGGCAGAGCCTTTCTTTAGTTGGCCAGAGGCAACGGCTTTGTCAAAACGCTTCTGTGCTTCTCCTCCAAGGAAACGGTCCGTGTTCTGCTTTCTGCGAACGAACTGTGAGCCGATTTCTCTCGGCGGCTTGACTTTGGCTTTGCCGTCTTTCGGCGGCCACTCTGCTCTTGGCTTCAACATGGTGATGGGTGTATAGCCAAAGATTGGCTACCTCTTGGAAGGTGTCAACGGCAAACTTGCCGCACCACAAAGAAACTTGCCGCACATCGGCAAACCTGCCGCACCCCAAAACGGTGGTTTTAGCCAGAACGCTGGCTACCCTTACCGTCCTGACGGGTCGTGGTCTTGATATCCCTGTCCCTCGTCTTGGTGTTCTTGACACCACCCTTGCGGCCACCCTGCTTGCCACCACCACCCTCGATGTACTGCCTTGAGGACAGAACCTTGCGGGTGGGGGAGGTAACAACCTTCTGCTGACGGTATTCGCCCTGCTGGTACTTGCGAGCACCCCCAGCACCCCCAGCGCCGCCCTTGCGGCGCGAAACAGCCCGCCCTGATGCAATAGCACCAGCGGCGGTTGTTCGGAGGGTAGACTCGGCTCTTGGCTTCAGCATGGGGTCAGATTACCAACCCCGAGGGGGCTGTCAAGAGAAATGGCGCACGCTCTTGCCGAAGGCCGCAGAGCGGATGGCATCGGCATGCTTGAGCCAGAACTTACGGGCTTCCTTGGGGTCAGCCTGTTCAAGGGCCTGATACTCCTTGGCGAGTTCCTCGGGAGTCTTGGGCTTGTCGTCTGACGCGACAGCGTCAGAGGCAACGGGGGAAACACCCAGAGAGGCGATGGTCTTGGCAACCTTTTCCTCAGCGGTCTTCTGGACGGATTCGCTCTTGGCGATGCGCTCCATGAGGGACTCAAACTCAGCCTTCATCTTGGAGACCGAGGCAAGGGCTTCCTCGCGGGCCTTGGCCTGAGAGGCGAGTTCCGCCTTCAGGGTTTCAAGTTCGGCGTTAACAGCGGGAACCTCGGCGACAGGCTCAGCCTTCAGTTCGCCGTTCTCGGTGACAATCTTGGCATCTTTGGCAACGGGAGCGGGGGTCTCGGCGGGAGCCTCGACAGCAGCGGGGGCAGCGACCTCTTCGGCCTTGGCCTCAACGGCAGGGGCTTCTTCGGCGACAGGAGCCGCCTCGGCGACTTCTTCGGCCTTCTTCGAGCCGCAGTTCTTGCCACCACGGGCCTTCTCTTCCACTTCCTCTTCCTCGTCTTCCATGGGTTCGGCGGCCTTCTTCTTGGCCTTGCCCTTCTTGGCCTTCATTTCTTCCTCTTCCATTTCCTGCTCGGCCTCATCGGCTTCCTCGCCAGCCTCGGCTTCGTCTTCGCCTTCGGCAGCCATCTTGTCAGGCTTGCCGTGCTGCTTCTTCTTCATGTGCTTGAGGAACTGGGGAGGCACGCCAGCCTTCTTGGCCTGCGTTTCGCCTTCTTCCGCGTCTTCCTCGAGTTCGGCTTCGTCTTCGCCTTCTTCGTCAGCAGCCTTCTTCTTCTTAATGTGCTTCAGGAACTGAGGGGGAATCTTGCCATCGCTGGCTTCGGGTTCCATTTCCTCTTCGTCCTCTTCTTCGTCCTCGGCCTCAGCGGCCTTCTTGGACTTCTTCTTGACAGGCTCGTCCATGAGTTCCTCGTCCTCTTCTTCTTCCTTGGCAATCGGAGCCTTCTTCTTCTTCTTGGTTGAGATGACAGTGGAGTTGACGCCACCGATTTCGTTGGCCTCTTCCTTCATCTGCTCCTTCTCCTCCTTGTCGAGGGCGGCGTCAATCTTCTTCTTCAGAACCTCTGGAAGTTTGGCGGCCATTGATTCAATCTGCTCGCCGATGGCGGAGATAGAAGCCTCGACCTTGGCGAGGCGTTCGTCCGTTTGGGCCTTGGCCTCAGTTGAAACCTTGATGGTCTCGGCAAGGCTCTTGAGTTCGCCAAGAGCGGCGACTGCTTCTTTGAGTTGGTTCTCTGGGGACTGGAACGACATAGGTGGACTAGTTAGGATTGAAATATTGTCAACTCAGCGAATTAGCGTGTTTGGCTTGGGCTGAACGCCTGAGTATGTGACTGGGGCAAACCTGTCGCCATCAAACTGGCCTTCAAGTTGCTCCATGAGTTCGTCAAAACTATCAACAAGGCCAGTCACGATATTGCGCTCAGCGGCCTTCGAGCCGCTGAAGGATTGACCCTGAAGGTCCTTGTCGCTGATGAGCGGACGGGCACGCTTGACATTGCCCTTGAATGTGTCGTGAAGTTCGATGACTTCGTCCTGAATCCAGTCGCCCTGCAACTGTGTAAGGCCGACTCCTTCCACGCCAGCACCCTTGTATTCTCCGCTTTTAATCAAAATAACTTCCTTGCCCTCATCGGCAAACTGCTTGGAATTGTCCACAAGCGAGACATAGATGCCAACGGAACCAACTGTTGATGAAGGAGTTACGATGACTCTTTGGCACTGGCTGCCAATCCAGTACGCAGCAGAACCCATGTCCTCATCGGTGAACGCAATCGTTTCCTTGGGGTAGTTGAAGATGTAGCGGGCGATTTCCTCAAGGCCAGTGGTCGTGCCACCGCCAGAGTTAATCTTAAGAATCACTCGCTTGATTGACTGGTTCTTCTCGAATGACTTGAGGGAGTCGTAGATATCGTTGATATCGGTGCAACCGAGCATCTTCTCCATCGGATTGAGATTCTTGCCAATCACACCCTTGATGCAGATGCAGGCGGTTCCCTTGCTAGTCACCTTCGGCGCCCAAGGCATGGCGAACATGCGCAGGAGGTGCTCCTTTTCATCGTCATCGTCAGCCTTCTTCTTTGGTGAAGCCTCCTTGGCGGACGGCTTTGAGTACGCCACCTTGCGAAGCGTGCGCTCCAACTGCTCGTCCGAGTTCACCTCGGCGAGCGTTGAAAGGAACTTCTGACCAGCAATTGGCTCGAGAGCCAAGGGTCTAAAAGACTGAATCCTGATAGCGAGGTCGCTCTTAATCATTAGTTTATGGTGCGAGGTTGGTCAAGCGGTCTATCAAGACCTTGATTCTGTTTGGGTATATTGTCAATAGCAGTGTCTTCGTCTGGAACTGAACTTGCGCCATCTGGAACCTCTGGTTTTGAGATGGAAGGCTCCAGTTCGTTTTGCGCCCCGCTGTTGATTTCTGGCTCCGCCGTAAGGTCGGGAACCTCCTTGCCCTCGGCCATGGCCTGAGTCTGGACCATCTTCTGCTGACCGTCCGTTTGGATTTCGGCGATGCTCTTGAGGCTGAGGAGACGCTCGGGGTCGATGTTGAACGCCTTAGCAATCCTGTCTCTAATCGCAAGCGCCTGCGCCTTCTGAATCATGGCACGCTCGTAGTTCACACCGTTCTCGCCAAAGACCTCCTGTGGCGTACGAAGACCCATCTTGATGTCCTCGCGGTTATTGGCCGAGTCACGGCCTTGGTCAATCGTCACGGGCTTCGGGCACTGCCAGTCCGTTCTCCACCAGTTCTTGGCGGAAGGAAGCGCACCGCTGGCAATCTTGGTTCCGCACCAGAAGATAAAGTATGGAGACAGGAAGCGAGTAATGATAACATTCTGCCTGCGGCCAATATACCTGCCAGCCTTGGAAACCACAAGTCGGGCGGACGAGCCGCCCAACTTGTTCGGGTCAGCAACAAACTCATATGGCATCCCGCCCATGATTGAGTCTCTGCGCAGGTGTTCGATGAATCCGTTAAAAGCCGCAGTCGGGCGAGCAGGGGTGTGCTCCACCAACTTCTCGTTGGGGGCGAGGACGGCGGTCACGCCGCCGAGCGAGCGAGAGAGAACCTCGGGCTGCGTCTGCTGCATCGGACCAGTGGTCGGTGTGCCAAGGCCCACATCGCCAATGTCGGGCGTGGGGTCGGCGGTCTGGAGAATGCGGGAAACACGGGAGTTGTCCTTCGCTGCCAGTTTCTCGAAACTGAGCAGGTCCATTTCGTCCCTCAGGTTATTGATGGCGTGCTGGTGCGGAGGATACGCACGACCAGCCGAGGCGTGCTCGGGGTCGTAGATGTGCATCATGGACGCAGCGGGAATGCGCTCGTGGCCGTTGGCCTGCTCCACGAAGTACGCCACGGGTCGGCCAACCTTGTTGTACTGGATGCCGTCCACGATATCCTTGCGGCCAACCATCTTGATTGGCGTTGAGACGCGGTGCGTCTCAATCAACTGGAACTTCGGCTCACCGTCAATGATTGTCTTGATTGCAAAAATCTCCCCGTCTCTATCGACAGTCTCGCAGATGATGGTGATAGATTCCAGCAGGCTGAATCTGCCAGTCACCTCTGGCGACACAGACTCCTGTTGCCACTCAGTCTCAATAAGGGACTGCCACTCGCCATCGCCACCAAGGCACTGGAGTGTGTACCCATCTCCAACCGCATAAATAGCCGTATCCCTGATAATCTGCTTGTAGAAGCCGTTGTTCTTTTCCAGCCAGCGCGAAAGGCGCACGAGTTCAAGCCTCGTGCTCTCGTTCATCTCCAACTTGAAGTCGGACGGAGGGGGCGAATCTACCCTAGTTCTGGCAATCGAGTAACGCGCAGACTCAAACGACCCCTGATAAGCCTTGGGCTTAATAAGGTTGGCAACCCCAACGCGGAGTTTGTCCAACAGGGACATTTTTTGAATTTCAGCCATTAGCGGTCAACGATGCGATTGTAATTTGTATAAAGTCCCCTAACTCGCCCGTCAAGCCTCCGAAGCGCATAAAGAGCCTCTGCCAGCATCCTGTCGGGCGGCATGGCGTACTGCTTGGACGATGATGTGGCACCGTCCGACCAAGACATAATGTTCCTTCCCTGAGTCAGCATCTTGACTGCCTCATCGCGCATTTTTTCAAGTTGTTTGCGCTCAAGTCCAACGAAGATTCCTTCTGCGGCCATAACGGTTGGCCGCTGTCAACGAAAGGGAATGGGGGCTTGGACTGCTATGAACCGAACTACCACGAACGGCGGATATGATTACTCACACCCAAATCCAAGCCCCCAAAGTCTGTCAAAGTGAACAACAACGACAATGGGACCTCTCGGTCCCATGTCAATAATATTCATACCAATTCCTGTTTTCGCAAGTGCTTGATTACGAACCCTCTTCCTGCACATCCTCAGGGGCCACATTCGGGTCCACAGGCTTCGCCTGCACCTGCAACAGACCGAACGCCATCGCTGGCACCATCTGCATGACCTCGCAGTCCCACAAGTGGTTGTCCCGCTTGCCAATCCGCTTCCACTCAGGCTTACCAGCCTGATTCATCACGCGCACCTCGGACTCCATCTGCTCCAGATAATCCTTGTTCACATCGTTCGGAATCGTGTGCTTCTTCGTGCGCCGCAGGCGCGTCAACTGGTCCTTGAGCGCCAAGTTGCTGAAGTTGTGCACCCGCACCACCCCAGAGCCAGAGTTCACCAGTCGGGCCGCACTGTATGTTTTGGCTATCGCCTTGACCCCGCTGGGCGTTCTTATCCGCCAAATGAACTCGTGCCTAGCATCGCCTCTCAAGGCCGTCCAGCCGCGCCTCCCGCACTCCTTTATGACCTCGTCATATTGGTCGCCGCAGTCAATGAACACCATCGCAGGGTGCACATCGCAAGCCTTGGCGAACGAACTAAGGTCGTCCCAAGGCATCCCGTACTGGGTAATATCCAAGAATCTCCACCTGAAAAGCCTGCTCTCAGCCTCCTGACCCCACGAGCGGGCCAAGGCATATACCCCGTTTCTCTGCACATCGACCGTCATGAAGCGGGCCTTGATGCTGCTGGGGTGGTCCTTGTCCGAGTGAATCCTCTTTGTGCCAGTGTCGATATACATCTGGCTATCCCACTCCTCACCGAAAACATAGTCCCCAATGACCTGCGAGATGTCGTAGTCATCTGGCGCATCCGTCCAGAAGTCGCCCATTTGCTTCTGAACCCACTGCTCAAGGGCCTTGGTATCCCCAGCGGACTGCTTAAGTTCCTCAGCCCGAATACGGCCCTCCGCAATCTTGCCCCAAGAACGGGCGCACAGGGCGTTCCACCTGAAACCCTGATTCTCAGCCACGGCATTCCTGTTCTGCGCGGCGTAGAAGCCGCGCTTGTTCATCTCGCTTCTGGACTCTCGGCTATCCTTGAACTTGTGCTTGCAGCCCTCGCACTCGTAAGTCACCCCAGTCCGAACGGCATTGAAGTCCCATTCGCCATCCTCATCCTTGGCGTTCTCGGGCATCCTAATCTGGCTCCAAGTCCAAGGCTGCTTATGCTCGCACTTGGGGCAGGCAAAGCACCACTCGTTCTGGGTGGTCGCGTTCCACAGTTCGTGTGTCTCATCCCCGACAAACGACCCCTGCGACATGAACACAGCCTTGCCAAGCCAGCCGAAGGAGGTCACACGGGCCATGGCCTCGTTGATGTGCCCCTTCTTCCACAGCCAAGTCTCGTCACCCACCAGCCATCTGATGGACTTACCTTGCAGGTTCTTCAGGTTAAACTGCCCGTTGCACCAGAACGAAATCCCGTTCGTGCTAAACGAATTCTGCTTGCCCTTGATAATCGCCTCCCCAATCTTCTCCTTCACTGGCGGACAATTGTCCCACAGCACCTTCAAACGGGTGCTAATCCAGTTGTTCGCATTGTCGTCCGTGTCGTGCAGGTACAGCGTCGGCGCTGGCACCCGCGTCAAAATGTAGCAGGACAGCAACTCGGCCATCAGGGATTTACCACTCTGAATCGGCGCAATAATCTGAACCAGACGAAACTCGTCATTGGCAATAGCACGCAGTGGCTCCTTGAGCCACGGCGTCTCGTCAGCATTGAACCCCGCTGGCATCGGGGAAAACGGAATCTGCTTGATGTTGTCCTGAAGCCACTGCACAATGTCCCCGCCCTCATCGGGCTGGAATACCCCGCGCAGCCTCTTCTCAAACCGCTCAATCGGCTGGAGGTCGGCGCTCATTCAGTCTCCTCCTCCGTGGCTTCCCACTCCAGACCCTTCTCTTCCTTCGGCTCCTCCTCCATCGGCTTCACCTCAGCAGCCAAGTCCGCGTTCACATCCTCCTTCACCACCTGCGGAGCATACTCCGAAATCTTGCGGAACAGGTCATCCCGAAACTCCCTGAAAGCAATAAGCGCCTTCGCAGGGTTGTCGGGGTTGGCCTTGGGGGCAACCGTCAGTTCGGCCCGCTCAACCAGAATCCTGAGTTGGGACAAAATCTTCCCGTACCTCGCCGCAGCCTCATCGGCGTCCACCAGCCGCGCCTTCTCCTGAAGCCTAATCTGGCGCTCCTTCTCCATCTTCATCAGCGTGGCCACGGCCCTGTCAAAGTTCCCGTACAACTTGCTCTGGGACGGGTCCCCGTCCTGAACAGCCCTCACAAACGCCTCCCGCGTAATCCGACACAACTCCACCTGCTGGGCAATGCGGGTATCCATCTCCTTGTCCTCCGTCTGCTGTCCGCCACCATCCCCAGCCACCGCATTCAAAATCGAATCCAAATCCCCCAAGTTAATCGGCCTCACGGGAATCGCCACATGCCCAGCATTCTGATTGGAAATCCGCCTGTTAGCCCGCCATGCCAAGGCCGCCTCAATAGAGTCAGTCGGCATACCCTCAGCCACCAACTGCGTAACCCTTGGGCGTGAAACGCCCAAAGCCTCCGCAA